GACAGCAATGAGGTGGAACTGCTGTGGGCGTGATCAAGCTGCCATATGCAATCGACGCAATGGCGCAACGTAAAATTATTGAAAAACGAAAATGCGAATTGTCACTGGCTGAGTTTGTCAAAGCGGCGTGGCATGTGATCGAACCCGAACAGCCATATGTCCACGGCTGGCACATCGACTTCATCTGCGCGCACCTTGAGGCCATCACGCGCGGCGAGATTATGGATGACGGGACGTATTACAATCGCCTACTGATTAACGTCCCGCCAGGCACCATGAAGTCCCTGCTTGTCGGGGTCTTCTGGCCTGCGTGGGAGTGGGGGCCGCAGAACATGCCGTCCATGCGGTATGTCTGCGCCTCGCACTCACTGGAACTGGCCCTGCGTGACAGCCTGCGTATGCGGCGACTGGTCAGCAGCGAATGGTATCAGGGCCACTGGGGCGACACCGTCAAACTGGTGGGCGACCAGAACGCCAAGGGCAAGTTCGAAACCACCGCCACGGGATCTCGGCAGGCCTGCGCCTTCACTGGCATCACGGGTTACCGTGGCGACCGCGTGATCGTGGACGACCCTCATTCTGTGGACGATGCGAACTCGGACGCCAAGCGCCAAACCGTCACGCAGTTGTTCAAGGAAGCCGTCACGTCACGCCTCAACAACCCCGACAAGTCTGCCCTCGTGGTGGTGAAGCAGCGCCTGCACGAACTGGACGTGTCTGGCGTGATCCTTGACGCGGGCGGCATGGGCTATGACCACATCATGCTGCCGATGCGGTACGACCCCCTGCGGGCAAAGCCGACGATGCTGGGCTACGAAGATCCGCGCGAAGAGGATGGCGAACTGCTGTTCCCCGACCGCTTCCCTGAGCATGTGGTTGACCGCGACGAGGCCGCCATGGGGCCATACGCGACCGCTGGGCAGTACGCGCAAAGCCCTGAGCCTCGCGGCGGCGGCATCGTCCAGGACTCGTGGTGGCAACTGTGGGATCGACCAGAGTACCCTCCCATCGAGTACATCGTGGCATCGCTGGACACCGCCTACACCATCAAGGCCGAGAATGACCCCAGTGCGCTGACGATCTGGGGCGTGTTCGGGGGCAGTTCCGAATCTGCGGCCACGAGGATGGTTGACAGGTACGGCAGGCCAATGGACGTGACCCGCAGCTTCCAGTCCTCGTCCCTTGGCCCCGTGCCGAAGGCCATGATGATGTATGCGTGGCAGGACAAACTAGAAGTCCACGACCTGACCGAGAAGGTGGCAGACATCTGCAAGCGCATGAAGGTCGATGTGCTGCTGATCGAAAACAAGGCGGCGGGCCACTCGGTGGCGCAGGAGATGCGGCGGCTGTTCGGCAACGAGGACTTTGTTGTCCAGATGTATGACCCCAAGACCCTCGACAAGGTGGCCCGCCTGTACTCGGTGCAGCACATCTTCAGCGAGGGCATGGTGTATGCGCCCAACAAAGATTGGGCAGAGATGGTGATCAGGCAGACCTCGTCATTCCCGCGCGGCAAACACGACGATCTTGTCGATACCGTCAGTATGGCCTTGAAACATCTTCGAGATGTGGGTATGCTCACACGAGCCGCAGAACGAATGGCTGAAATCGAGAGCGACAAGCAGTTCCACGGAAATGGAGACGTGCCGCTCTACAACGCATGAGGATTAGAATGACCGATGACGAGAAGAAAATCCAACTGGCGATTGCTGTATCTTCCGCCGTGCAAGACACATGCATCAAGCTCAAGATTCAGCCGTACGATGCAGTCGAGGTTATGGCGAAGGCCATGATGATTTTGGCGATCTCCTCGTCAAGGGAGGGGCGCGAGGCCGATGTCGTTCTGGACATTGTTGGGATGATCTGGGAACTCGGCACCGACATGACCGAAGCAAAACGTGGGGAGGGCGACAATGCGAGTTCTGTGCAACGCAACCATTGATGGCGACACCGTGACTGTGGTGGGCGCTGCGGGTCACAGCGGGATCACCCGCATCTATGTGATTGAGAATGAGGACGAGACGGCGATGGCCATGGAGGGCATCCGCCGCTTTGTTGAGGAATTTCAAAATGGAGAGGTGGAATAATGGAACCTTGGATGGTTGCCGCGCAGTTGCTCTACCTGATCCCTGTGATCTGGTTAATTAACGATTTTGATTTTGTTGTTGAATCTGTACATGATTCTTTCCCCACTATGGAAGAGGGGCATGTTTCCGTTGCGATCCTGCTTGTTGTGTTTTGGCCCATCACCGCTATGATTGTCATTTTGTTCTGGGGTGATAAATGAAGTTCACCATAGAGCATGCAAAGAAGGTTGCGGCAGAACTGTACGACGAGCCGTTTGAAAGGTGCAGGGAACTGCGCACGGTCAACAGGCCCATGCCGCAGGCTGGGTGGGGAATACCAAATGGCGTGGACAGGCTCATCGCCCTGAGTTCGCCCGCAGGGTTTCACCTTGTTGATCCTGCCGATATAATTCATGATCTCCGAGTGCGGTGCCGTGAGTATTACCGTGGCGAGTTTGGCTTGTACAGCCGCCCAAACCGTGGCGACTTGATGACGATATTGCCCCAGTGGTATGTTGAGAAACATCAGAAATATTTTTTAGGAGCTAACAATGATCTGGAACCCGTGGAAGAAAATCCGTCAGCTTGAGGAACGCATCGAGCATGAAATGGATTGCACTGATAAGTTTATGGAGCTTTCTGTGGATTTCTCTAACAAGTTATCCCGCGCCAACGATGCCCTAAAGAACATCGCCGCAGAGGAAAAGCCCACCAGCAGCGCAGTCGTAAAGCGCATGGCCGCAATGGCGCGGGAGGGGCTGAAGCAATGATCATCAATGGCTCAGACCTTCTGCAGCGCGCCCCGATTAAGGACATGATCAACGAGAAGCGCCGCGAACACGGCGTGTCTTGGGGTCTGTCAGAGGCGGGGTACGATATTCGCGTGAAGCAGGATATTGTTTTCTACAAGCCAAATAATAAAGAATACCTGTCAGGGGTAATTGTAGACGGTAAATTTTCACAAGGGGACTTCACCATTGCCAGTGCCATCGAAGAGTTCCAAATGCCACACAATCTGGTGGGCATTGTCCACGACAAATCCACATGGGCGAGACAGGGTTTGTCGGTATTTAACACAGTGATCGAGAATGGTTGGTGCGGCTTCCTAACCCTTGAGCTTGTGTACCACGGGAGCGGCGACCTTCGCATCCCAGCGGGTGCGGGCATCGCTCAGGTGGTGTTCCACGAGACATCCAGATTTGCATCGTACGATGGTAAGTATATGAACCAGGCTGACCGCCCCGTGGAGGCCATCGCGCGTTGATATTCGTGGCTGCGTCTGCTAATGTGGGCGCAGCCATTACCTTTGAGGGAATACAATGTCAGGCTTGAACCCGAATATCCGCATACTTGATGATGAGGCGGATGCCGCCATTGGCCCGATGGACGTGACTGTTGAGCATGACGATGCGGAGCCTGATGACGTTCCAGAAATCTCTCAGGATGGTGCCATTCTCAAGATCGAACACGGCGATGGGTCGATCACGCTGTCACTGGATGGCAAGCCAATCAAAGACCCAGACAACGAGAAGACACCGCCAGAGGGCTGGTTTGACAACCTCGTTGACGAAATCGATGACATCGAACTTCAAAACATTGCCGATGACCTCATCCGTGGCGTGTCCGATGACCTTGAGAGCCGCAGCGAGTGGATTGAAGACCGCGCCCAAGGCATCAAGCTGTTGGGCCTTAAGATCGAAATACCTAGCCTGAACGGTGCTGCCGATGGTGCGCCCGTGGAAGGCATGTCGAAGGTGCGCCACCCGCTGCTGCAAGAGGCAGTGCTGCGCTTCCAAGCCAACGCACGGTCTGAATTGCTGCCCACCGATGGCCCCGTCAAAATCCGCGATGACGCAAACGGCAGCACCGTCCAGCGCGACGAGATTGCCAATGCCCTCGAAAAGGATATGAACCACTACCTGACCAGCACGGCGCGCGAATACTACCCAGACACAGACCGCATGTTGCTGATGCTGGGCTTTGGTGGCACATCCTTCAAGAAGGTGTACTTCTGCCCGCTGCGCAACCGCCCCGTCAGCGAGAGCGTGGATGCGGACAACCTGATCGTGAACAGCGCCGCCACTGATTTGTCAAACGCCAAGCGCGTCACGCACCGCGTCTTCATGCGGCCCAGCACAGTCACGCGCCTGCAGATCATTGGCATCTACAGCGACACCGAACTGGAGACGCCCAACGAGGTCACGCCAGATGCCGCTCAGGATGCTAAGAGTGCGCAACAGGGCGTCACCGCCACATCGTCCAACCCAGATGACCGTGACCGCGAGATTTACGAAGTCTACTGCGAACTGGACATCAAGGGGTATGAACACAAGTACAAGGGCAAGGTTACTGGCCTCGAAATCCCGTACCGTGTCACCATCGACGTGTCTTCGCGCAAGATCCTGTCCATCACCCGCAACTTCGATCAGGACACCGCCGACCTTCCAGAGGCCCGCACGAACTTCGTTAAGTACACCTTCGTGCCAGGCCTTGGTTTCTATGACATCGGCCTGCTGCACATCTTGGGCAACACCACCAACGCCATCACCGCAGCGTGGCGCGAACTGCTGGATGCTGGCATGTATGCCAATTTCCCAGGGTTCCTGATCTCCGACACGGGATCACGCCAGAACACCAACATTTTCCGCATCCCGCCAGGCGGATCGGCCCAGATCAAGACGGGTGGTATGCCCATCAATCAGGCCATCATGCCCCTGCCGTACAAGGAGCCATCGGGCGCTCTGATGGCGCTAGTGGAGAACATGTCCCAGACTGGTATGCGTGTGGGTGGCACCTCCGAGGCTCAGGTTGGCGAGGGTCGCGCCGATGCCCCAGTGGGTACCACGCTGGCCATGATTGATCAGGCCACCAAGATCATGAACGCCGTCCACAAGCGGATGCACAGCGCGCAGGCTGAGGAGTTCTCGCTGCTGCTGAAGTGTTTCCGCGAGCATCCCGAAAGTTTCTGGCAGCGCAACCGCAAGCCCACCGTCCAGTGGAACGAGGACTTGTTCATTCAGGCCATCAACGATGTGGAACTGGTGCCGCAGGCTGACCCCAACACGTCCAGCCATGCCCAGCGCGTGATGAAGATCATGGCGCTAAAGCAGTTGCAGGCCGCAAACCCGCAGATGTACGACGAGGAGGCCATCGACAAGGCTGCCCTGCGCGCCATCGGCTGGTCGAACCCTGAGCAGTTCCTCAAGCCAGCGCAGGCCAAGCAGCCGCCGCCTGAGTTCCTGAAGGGCGTTGAGGAGATCAAGATTGCCCACCAGAAGGCTGACGCCGACACGCTGCGCGCCCAAGCCACGATGCTGTCTGCGCAGTCACGTTCTGGCGCACCGCAGGGGCCACAGGGGCCGCAGGCAGACCCAGCCAAGATGGTGGCCGAGCAGAACAAGGCCCGCCAAATGGAATTCTCCATGAAACGCGACGAGATAAACGACCAGAACCGCGACCTCGACCGCGAGAAGGACTTGCGCGTTGAGCAGATGCGGATGGATCGTGAACAGATGAATGACGCTGTTCGAATGCAGCACGAACGTGATATGCAGGAGCGTGACCACGCCCAAGAGGCGGTTAAACTGGCGATGCAGATCCGCAAGCAGGGGCAGTAAATGGACAGAGATAAGGCCATCCGCGCCGCGAAGCTGACCATTGGTGGTATGTCCTCTAAAGACAACAGCTTTGAAACATCAACCCAAGATGCATCTCACATCTTTGGCGATGGCTCTGTCTACAAATTTTACAAGCATCCAGAGAGCGGTGGTTATATTCAAGTCCTTCAAAAAAAGAGTGGCCCAGCCTCCGTAATTGGTCTTGAGGTTCCAGAAGAATTTCGCGGTAAAGGAATCGGCCAAGCATTGCAGGCAGAGGCAATGAAAAATCACCCATCCCTTATGGGTCAGGTATCATCTAAGGCAGCCGCAACAACAGCGTACCGCTTGGGGCGCAGGCCATATGGCAACCCAAGTGCTTCTTTGGATGATGTTTATAAGGGCATAGACGAAAACAGTTCAATCAACCTGATGACACCAGATGCACAACCAAAATCCAAGGGCGGCGCTCTTGAACTGGCCCGCCACGCCACGGCAGTGGGCCGCGCTGGTGGCCAAGTCGCCCCGTCCAAATACATGCCCAACGTCCCCCGCGCCGTTCACGCTGATGGCGGCCCCGTACTTCCAAAAGGCTATAGCTTAAAGGTTGACAGGGAGAAGATGGGCGTATTGGCTCATTACAATGGCCAGCCTGTCGGGCAATTAACCTTGATGCGCGACCGTGATAGTGGTGATTTGACGGCGTTCCAGATGGCTGTTCATCCCAAGCATCAACGCAAGGGCCTGATGTCGGCCATGCACGATGCCGCCGAAGACGCATTCGGGCCAATGCAGCCCGACAAAACCTTGACCGATGATGGCTTTGCTTTCTGGAAGGGTTACCGCCCTGACGCAGTGTCCAACAACCTGCGCTTTCATGCCGACAAGCTGATGGGCCAGACCATGCAGACGCGCTACGGGCCAGGCACCGTAAAATCTGTCGGCTCAAACGGAATGAACACCGACCTGACCGATCCTGAACGTGTGGGAAGCACGGGCTGGGCAAGTGTAAAAGACAATGAGGATGCCATTCGCGGACTGGGGATCGACCCATCCACACTGAAATATGCTGATGGCGGAGAGGTCGAGAGCAAACGCGACTTCGTAAGGGACAACCCAGGCGGTGAATGGCTTGAGGGTAAGAAGGCGCGGGCCGCGCAATACCCAGACGATAAGTTTATGGTCGGTGCCACCACAGGTGTAATCGGCGGCAGATCGAGCATGTTCTTGCCAACCCACATTTTGAAAGGCATTGCGGGGCTGAATGATGAGGTAAGAACCTCTGGCGTTCATAAGTACGACAGCCTTTTGTCTGATGCGCGGGAGGGCGGTTTTGACCCAGATCAAAAGGGCAACAAGGTTGTGGTGGCGGTGAACCATTACGGCCAGCCCTACCTCCTTGAAGGCAATACACGGGTGGCAGTGGCGCACTCCATGGGCATCCCGAAGGTCAGGGCTGAGGTCAGGTACTGGAACGGCGCTGAAAATGTTGACGGCCCCATGCACCCAGAAAACGTTTTCAACATGGCATCGGACAGCCCTGATGTCTCCAAAGCTGACGGCGGCGAGGTTGACGGTGATGGAGAATTTGAGGTTGGCAAGAAGTACAGCGGCGTTATCCCTCAAATAAAATACTTGCCAGTTCACGCTATTGAGCGTCAGCCATCACAGTACGAGGTTTCTCACGTCAGCGATGACGTGGCCAAAAACATGGATTTCTCAGAACCAGTGGAGGCTACGGCATTTCGTTATAGCTCAAACAACAGGGAAGATCACCCGTCTGTGGCATTGCAGAATGGACATCACAGACTGGCAGCGGCACGTCAAACAGGTCGCCCGCATCTCCCAGTCACACTCACAGCCGTGAACGCTAAGGGTGAGAAACTCAACGCCCTAAAGGCTCTGTCAGACGAGATAGAGCGCGGTATGATTTCCAAAGCCACGGGTGGCCCCGTCATGGGGTACGTCCCGATGGCATCCCTGACCGTTCCACGGTTGGCCGTTGCGCGCGCGCCGCAGTACCAACAGCAACAGGGCGGCGCAGGCAAGTTCAGCGACTCTCTGAATTCCCTGATGAAAACCGTTGAGGGCTTCAAGAAGAAGCCAGAGGCTGATGCCGCAGTGGAATCGCCTAGCGCAGCAAGTGAGGGACGCACCCAGCTTGGTATGATCGCCATGCCAGAGGAGGGGTATGAAGCAACGGGCATGTACGCCCCCTTCCAGAGCGCCATTGACAGGATGATTGCCGATGCCCCAGGCAAGATCACTGTGGCATCTGGGTATCGCACCCCAGAGGAGCAGGAAGCACTGTGGAACCAGCATGCCGCAAAGTACCCAGATCCAGAAGTTCGTGATGACTATGTCGCGCGGCCTGGCCAGTCATCGCACAATTACGGCTTGGCGGCTGACCTGTCCTATGCGGATCAGGAAGCCATAAAATGGGCGCAGGAAAACGCACCAAAGTACGGGCTAAACTTTCGCATGGGCCACGAAAACTGGCACATTGAGCCATCAAACATCTGGGAACTGCGCAACGCTATGACCGTCCCAGGTTACGCAAACGGAGGAAGCGCAATGGACGATGACAACCAAGACACCAGTGGCAGAAACAATGTTGAGAGCCTCTCACTGGCTCGATCTTTGCGGAATATTAACTCTGACGAACACACAGACCCCGTCAGAAATATTTTCGCAAACCTAACCGCTGGTCAAAAGGAAGCCCAAAAAGGCTACGAAATGGCCCACGCCAATGGTGAGTTTGATGATTTCAGAATTGGCGATACGTTTGTCTATAAACATGCTGCCAATCCTACCCCAATGAAGATAATTGGCTTTTCTATGCGCCACGCGGACTCATTTCCGCAAGGCAAGAGAGTTTACAACAACCACGTTCCAGCCTTGGACATGGAGGATCAAATCGCTGGAAAGAAGGTCAACAAATACGCAGTTGAGTGGTTTAGGGACAACCTTCACAAGTACGATTTTGTCAGCGGGAAGCCACGGGCTGTAAAGGCTGGCGGCGGTATGGTGTCCAAAGCCCTCGCCCTTACTCGCGGATTTACGAAGGACGGGAAGTCTGCTATAAGTGCGCTCAAAACCAAGGGGAAGTGACATGGCTAACATCTTAAACAAAGCATTGTCCCTTACAAGAGGCAAGCTAGCCAATCCTTTAAAGGGTATCCCCTTGGGGGATGAAGAAATCAAGGATTTCTCCAGTCTGCTGTCTAACGTTCGCAACACAAGAACTGGCAGGATGCATGAAAGGTATCAATCCTTGCCGCCAGAGCAGTCTATTCAGACCATGTACGGCGACCTTTTGGATTTGGCAAAGCAGGGCAGACCTGGAAAACTTTGGTACGAAAAAAGCTCCAAACGCATTCTGCAATATCTTGGCGGCGACAAGAACGCCGCTGACAAGTTTGCTCAGTTGATCGCTATCTACAGCCCTCAAACAACCGTACCTGTAAACACAGGCAATGCCATCAAGGCGTACAACCGAGCCAAGGCTGGCAGCAAGATTTGGGATGGAGACATCGTAGATCGGGATCGCACTTTTAACAGCATTAAGGAATCAAGCGATTATGTGAAGTCTTTAGGTGGCGAAAACGCTGGAATTACCAAGGTTCCTTTGGACGACAGTGGAAAAAGATTCTTAATTGCGCGCCACAAGCCTAAATCGTACGAAAGCATTGCCACTGCCGACAGAGACCTCAAGGCCCATTTGTTGATGAATGAAGGTATTCCGTTTGAGGGTCGAAAGACGAACAATTTCTACAACAACCTGATGGTTCACATCGATCCATCCCGCCTTCAGGGATCAACACAAGACCTTTGGATGGCTCACGCTTTCGGCTTCCCAGATACTGCCATTGGGGCATCTGGAAAATATGATTTTATGGAGAAAATAACAAAGCGCCTTGCCGATCAACTAGGCTGGCGACCACACCAAGTGCAGGCTGCAATTTGGACTGCCATCAAGACACGCATGGAAGGCGTTGCCAACGATGCGAAGAAGGCAGCCATTGATAAGGGCATGGCTTCAATGCAGATGGGGCCAAAGGGCAAGCCAAGATTTGTTATAAATGAGGGCATGGAAGACAAGGTTGCTGAGTTGCATCGTGACATGGCACTTGGCAAAAAAGTTTCCAGAAAAGAAATTTTGGAGAGTTCAAAAGATTTTTCTGATTTCATGGATCAAAACCTATCGCACATTACTTGGGAGTCTGCACCAAGTAAAAACGTTGCCCATCTAAATGGCATTGAGGAATTGTCGCCAGAAGCCAAGGCCGAGTACCACGGTCTTGTGTCAAAGGCACTGCAGGATAAGGATGGGAATGATCTTCTTGCAAATTATCTAGGCATCATGTCCCCAGGATCTACTGACGCGCCTGGATACTGGCAGGGAAAAACGAATCCAGCCTCCCACACCATGGTGGGAACTACGCGCGTTAAAGCTGCATTGCAGAAACCAGATATTGACGAGCCGTCCAAGCGTCTTTTGGATGTGTACGCCACTGCAAAAGGCCTGCTGCACAAGCAGGATGGAGTTGGCTATCACCGTCCATTTTACAACCCCCAAGTCACCCAAGCAAATGGGATTGAGTACAGCTTTGATAAAGACTTGACTGATGACCACATCAGAAATATTGGACAATCCCTCGATGGGGCGCTGAGTGGGGCATCTCTTGTACCTGTCAGCAACAGAAAAGTTCGCGTTTTGAATTTCTCTGGTCAGTACGAAGGAGACCAGAGGGGTTTCCACAAGGCTGTTGACAGCGTGATGTCCAAAGCCACCCCAGACACGCACACGGCGACAAAGCGTGTCTTTGCGTCTGACGGAAATCTTGTAGAAAACGATTGGAAGGTAGACAGAAATGGCGAAAATTATAGACAAAGGCTTAGTGCCGCAGGACGACCCGATGTTCACGAATTCATTTCAAGTGTTCTCGCCCCACGGCTCGAAGCGGTTGACCGCGAGTTCGCGGAAAAACACGGCCTCAAAACAGACCCCCAGCTTGAGCAAGGCATCCGAGCGCCACAAACCGTTCAGCAAGATGTCGGACGCGGAACACTTGGCGTACTTGGAGAAAATGTACCAAGACCACGTCAGGCGTTTTCAAAAGGGGGAGACGCAACACCAACCTCGCAGGATAACCCTGAAGGAATGGAAGGAGTTCCTGAAGAAAGATCATCCGATCTTCTAGGGAGCGGCAGAAACTTCACTGGTTTCTTCTCAAACATAACGTCAGGGCTGACTGGCGCACCAGCAACCAAAGACGCATACAAGCCAGCTTTTGATATTTCTGGAATTTCACCATTTTCTCAGGAGTATCACAAGCACTTGGGCAAGTTTGATGACCACATTGGCATGTCGATCCCAAGTTTTCGGGAAACCCAACAGGCTGTCGGACACGCCATAGCAAACACCTTTCCAGATGGTGGCGACATGATCGACATCGGTGCGTCTGAGGGCGCTCTCAACAAATCCATTAGCGCCCTGACTGGCGGTCGCATGAGGACTGTTGCTCTTGACCCCAACCCGTCAATGGAAAATTCATTTAACTCAATTTCCAAGGTGCCTGGCGCTGAATACGTTGTTGGAGCTTACGGCAACAAGGAAGATGAGGGAAAAACCGCATGGAACGAGGACGACATTCTGCACGACAAGAACGGTGTACCTCGCCCCAATCCGTATGCGGGAATGCCAATCAAGTACTACACGCCTGATCGCAAGTTTGATGTTGCTCACGAGGCAATGGTGTTTCAATTTATGGGCGGAAATAGGCATGCCCAAGTTGCGCGGGCAAAGGAGCTTCTTCACCCCCACGGCATTCTGATCAATGAGCAAAAATTTGTTCCAGGTGAAGGCCTGACGAGTGATGAGTTCATGGCGAATGAGGCAAAGAAGGACGCATACAAGGAGAAGTTCTTTACAAAAGAAGATATTGCCAAGAAGGCGGCAGCAATTCTCCACGGGAAACAGGACGAATTTGCAGCAGAGCAGAAGGCAAAGGAGTCCGCCGTTGTTGGTATGCACGACCTCCAAGTTCCACCTGGTGAAATGGAAAAGGTTCTGAAGAAACACTTCAAGCATGTTGCTCAAATTTGGGACAGCGGCAACTTTAAAGGTTACGCATCATCAGACAGCCCTGAGCATCTTAATCGCTTCCTGTCGCACCTTCCAAATATGAATTCAGAATTTTCTACCGTCAAAACGCCAAGGAAAGTTGAGAGCGATACAACTGGAAGTGATGTGGTTAGGAAGGCGCTCAAGCTGACAAGTGGCATGTAAAACATAGATCGTGCATTGAGGCTTACTTCGGTGTACAATCAAAGCGCAACAGGGACGCCTGGTAACCTCAGAGGATCGAAAAATGGACGCTAAAAGCCTACGCGAGGCAATGAAGGAGAAGGCAAAGCGCCTCTCTGGAGCCACTTCGGAAAAAGTTGACGCATCGACGTTTACCCCAGCGGAGCCGCTGAATGCAGACGTGAAGACGGGCGCTCGCCCGATCTCTCGCCGTGCCTTCAAGGTCGGCGGCAAGGTGGATGGCGCTGAAGCCATGACCCACGCAGGGCGCACCCCCCGCAAGTCGGGCGGCAAGACTGAATACGCCAACGCCTTGGTCAACCGTAACGTCAAGGATGCCAACGAAGAGCGCGAAGGCATTAAGCATGTAGGCGGCTTCAAAAAGGGTGGCCGCACTGGCAAAATGAACGGCGGCGAGATGATGCGCCCAATGCCACGCCCATCCCGTGAGATGATGGACGAGATGGATGTTCCCCCAATGACTCGCCCAATGCCCCGCCCATCGCCCGCGCGTATGCAGGAGATCATGGATGCCGCTGAGTACAAAAAGTATCAAGACATGCTTGATATGGCTGCGCGCTCTGGCGATGGCCGCAAGCGTGGCGGCAAGGCTGAGAAGTTCGAGGGTTCAGCCAAGGACGAGATGCAAGACAAGAAGTTGGCTGCCAAGCGTGGCATGTCCATGAAAGAGTGGGAAGCATCCAAGGCCGATGACAAGCACGACAAGCAAGGCTCTATGAAGGGCCTGAATGCTGGCGGCCGTACCGCGAAGATGGGCGGCGGCAGCATGGGTTACGCCTCTGGCGGAAAAATGAAGATGGTTGAGAAGGACGGCAAGAAGGTTCCAGACTTTGCCGCTGACGGCGTTGGAAAGATGGCAAACGGTGGTGGCCTGTACGCTAACATCCACGCCAAGCGCGAGCGCATTGAAGACGGCTCGAAGGAAAAGATGCGCAAGGTTGGCGCTAAGGGCGCTCCATCCGCCTCTGACTTCAAAGATGCAGCCAAGACCGCCAAGAAAGACGGCGGGCGCGCTGCAAAAATGGGCGGCGGAGGCATGGAGATGATGTCTCCAGCGGTTCGGATGATGAAAGACCCCAAGTCCATGTCCCCAGCGGCGATGCTTATGGGTAAGAAAGACGGCGGCAAGGCCATGCATAACAAGGACTGCATGTGCAAAGCCTGTGGTGGCGCTGCGATGTCTGAAGAGGGTGGCCGCACGGCCCGCAAGTCGGGTGGTAAGGTCGGCAAGAGCAACATCAGCATCAACATCTACCCACACACCGCCGAGAAGGCTGGCGCTGCGCCCGTCCCACCCGCTGGTATGCCACCCATGGGCGCACCCCCGATGATTAAGCCGCCAATGCCCGCGCCATCGCCAATGCCATCGGCACCGCCACCCGCCCACATGTCGCTCCCACCAGGCCTACAGCAGGCTCTGGCAGGCGCTGCGGGTGCTGGCCCAATGCCTCCCGCTGGCGGAGGGATGCCTTCGCCTATGATGAACCGCCCCCCAATGCCTGCGCCTATGATGGGCCGCAAAGCTGGCGGCAGAGTGGCATATCCGATCACTGGCGGCGCTGGTGGTGGACGTGCGCGCAAGGAGAAGGTTGCGGCCTACGGCGAAAAGATGAACCACGACCTCAGAAAGTAAACCTTGAGGGGCCAGCTAAACACTGGCCCCTTACTTTCAGATATTAGGATTACAGATGATCACCACCGTAAGCACCGCCTTTGAGCGGGAACTCATCAAGTACATTCTTGAGCGCAAAGCCGAGATCGTCAGCAACATGGCTGGCGGACTTGCTATTAAAACTATTGAGGAATATCGTGAGGCGGTTGGAAAGATTGCCGCCTTTGATGAGGTCATCTCTATGTGTGAAGAGGTGTCCGCAACCATTAACAAGACCATGTAAGGATTAGACATGCCCCATATGCTCATGAGCCACGAAGAAGACCCCAAGGTAAAGCTGCTTGATCAGCTTGGCGACATCTCAGACATTGAGTTGTTCCACAACCAAGTGCTTCTTGCCGTATATTTGCGGCCAGAGAAGACAAAATCTGGCCTGATCCTGACTGCGGATCACCTTGATGAAGACCGATACCAGTCGAAGGTTGGCCTTTTGGTCAAGCAAGGGCCGCTTGCATTCGAGCAGGACGGCAATTGGTTCACTGGAATGACCTTCCAAGAGCATGACTGGCTCATTTTCCGCCCATCTGACGGCTGGTCTATCACCGTCAATGGCGTTTTGTGCCGCATTTTTGATGACATCAGCATCAAGGGCCGCGCACCCCACCCAGATTCCGTTTATTGAAGGTGAAAGACATGGATGAAGAAGAAATCGAGATCATTGTTGACGATGTAGTCGAGGATGAGGCCCAAGTTCCAGACGTTCAGGACACTGTTTCTGAGCTAAAACGGCAGCTTAACGCTGAACGCGAGGCGCGCGTGGCTGCAGAAAGGCGGGCGCACTCCGCAAACACCGAAAAAGATGACACTGAGATCCAATTGGTATCCAGTGCCATCGACAGCGTGGTGCGCGACACAGAAATCCTGAAGAACAATTACCAAATTGCTATGCAAACTCAGGATTTTGCCAAGGCGGCGGATATTCAGCAGCTTATGGGCGAAAAATCTGCTCAATTGCAGCAACTTCGCAACGGCTTGGATGCTATGACCTCCAAACCAAAGGCTCCAGAGCCGCAATACGTCCCTGCAGATCCAGTTGAGGCATTTGCATCGCGCCTGTCCTCCACATCGGCAGACTGGGTGCGCCGCAACCCCCAATTCGTCACCGATCAGCGCCTAAATCGCAAGATGATCCGCGCACATGAGGATGCGGTTGACGATGGTATCGCCGTGGATACTCCTGCCTACTTTGCAGCCATTGAGGCCAAGCTTGGCGTGGCAAAAACGACCGACACTGGTGACCAGTACGCCGCAAAGGTCACTCAGCGCCGTGATGCTGCCCCAGCAGCCGCACCCGTAAGCCGTGGCACGAGCAATGGCAGCAAAAACGCTGTCAGGCTCACCTCTGCAGAGCGTGAGGCGGCGTCAGACATGGGCATGTCAGAGCAGGACTACGCCAAGCACAAGATTGCACTCATTAAGGAAGGTAAACTCAAATGAGCGATGAAGAATTTCAGAAGGTGACGAAAAGCGTACGGCCCAGCATGCGCCAACCGATGGCGACAGTTGAACAGCCACGGGATGCGGCAGCCCGCGCCGCAGAACTTCGCAACCACAGTGACACGGACAGCGGCAGCGATGAGTTCTTTGTGGAACCTGGCATCATTCCGCAGGACTGGAGCTATGAGTGGAAGATGCGCACCGTCCTTGGCGCTGAAGATCCTGCCCACCAAGTGGCCCTGCAACGCAAGGGCTGGGAGATCGTACCAGCGTCCAGACACCCTGAGATGATGCCACTGGGGTACACAGGCACCATGATCATCCGCAAGGGCATGGTACTGATGGAGCGCCCACTGGAGATCACCGAGGAGGCCCGCTCTATCGAAAAACGCCGCGCCCTGCTGCAGGTTCGGGCCAAGGAAGAGCAGTTGTCTTCCTCGCGCCCAGGTGAGTTTGAGCGCAGCCACAAGGGTGAGAACATGACGAGGATCAAGAAGGGGTATGAAGCCATGCCAATCCCTGAGTGAAATAGCCATTGCATGCTCAAAGTTTGATCGATAATAGTACAGTGAGCGCGGCGAATGCTAAAGAAAGCAAGACCCCAACCGATAGGGGAGAACAACGCCAAGGTAGATTCCGCCCAGTATCTGGGGATGCGGCGCAACCGCTGAAAGGATAAGCCAAGGTGGGGGGCTGCCCCCTTAAAATCTTGTCGGTGCCGCGCTCTTTACTTGTCGTAAAAATAGAGGTATGGTGCGTACATCCATCCCCTCGGCGGGGCTGTCCAAATCACCCCCTTGGTCATAAATCGCCTCGGTGCGCGAAATAGGCCTCCTGTAAAGGAGATTTCCGCATGGCAAATACGTTTGCGCCTATCGGTTTCGCCCAGTATTCAGGCGCTGGATCGGCTCCAAC